TACGGATAGCAGCTAACGGACTTAATATTGTTCCATTCTCAGTAACCTGAACAGCAACGCCACTCTGTGATGACTTTGCTAATGTTTCTTTGGTATATTGATAAAATACAACAGCCTTTAATATCTCTTTTATGCCTCTGCTTTCGTAAACAGCCCCGTCCGTATCGTCATAGATAGCGTTGTAAATTGTTTCAAAGCGTGTTGTTTGTGGCACTCCATTAGATAAATCGGCAATCAACAGATCAGCTAATTCTTTTCCAAGTAACCGATATAGAGTTATTCGCTCATAAGTGTCGATCATTTCTTGAAGAATAGTATTAGTCGCTATTGCTTTTGCAAGCTCATAGCGACCAATAAAATCTGTTGTTTGTAGTATAATCATTGTTTACCCTTAAAAACTTGATTACTTGTTTGGATTGTTGCTGAAGAAGTACGCTTTTAGCGTAGCGTTCATTGTTCCGATTCCGGTGTAACCTACTCTATAATATTTGTATGCTTTAGAGTCAAGCACCCAAATTTTAGTATTAGTAGTTACGTTGGTAGCTGTAACGGAATCAGTAGTTACAATATCAGATACATAGTTTGTACCATCTAAAGAACCTTGAACAAAATATGTTCCGGCAACAGTTCCTGATACTTTTGTGATAACTGGCTGGATAGACACATTTTCATGTGAAGCAGTTACGGTTATATACATATACTTTGTATCTGTATTTGCAACGGTATCAGTAGTGTTTGAATATCGGCTAGTCATTTGAGTAACCTGAGCAGAAGCAGCGAAGCTAAATAAGCCTAATACTGCAATCAAAATAAACTTTTTCATTTTCTTTTTTCTTTGTTTTTGTTAAACTTTTTCTTTACGATCTTTTTAAAATAAGCCCCTACGGTTTGCAGAGGCTTATTCTATTGTATTATTATGCAGTTTCTAGAGCTGTGATAGCATCAGAGAAGTCGCCATAAACAAATGCTTTGGTATGGTTAGACTTAATGAACGCTGCAACTCGCATCTCTGCAAGGATAGTTAATAAGTTCTTTGTAAAGTCGTCATTTTCGTAACCGATTTGGATATTAATATCTTCACGAATGAGTAATCGCGCTTTTGTGAAATCACCTACTAAGAACTTATCTACTGTCATGCGTGGATTTGAAATAACTGGCACGTTGATAACCTCACTAATACCCGGCATTGAAACAGGGAAAATGTATTGATTGTTAGTGTCTTTAGTTAATTTCATCTTGATAACGTCAGTCGGGTGCATTACGATAGCAGTAGGCATAAATCCTGCTGGCTCTCCTGATACAACTTCTGCAATCATGATCTGATTAACAGCAGTAGCTAACACGTCAAAGTTATTTGCAGACTCAACAGCACCAGCAAATGAACCAGCAGAGTAAGCAGTAGCAGAAGTGATAACACCAGTTAAGTTGTTAGACAATCCATCTCCTGACAATAACTGTGCATCAAGTTTGTTTTTAACCAATGTAACAAGTTCGGAGTTGATCTCTGATTGTAACGCTGCGATATCGTCCAATGCTTCTTTTGAAGTTTTGATGTATGCAGTGATTTTCTTAACATCAGCTTTAGCTTCAACGATGTCGAAGTCAGCTTGTGTTTTTGCAGAACCCTCGCCAGTCATACCAGCACCACCATCAGGATTTTTCATCTCTGCGTATGATACTGTATTACCAGTTGTACGTCCAACGTTTAACAACTGCGCAAAGAATGGTTGTGAACGTGGAATTGGTGTAATACCCGGCTCGAATTGATTTAACAACATTGATAAACCGTTTGTTCCAACAGCATCAACGTTTGCAGTAGTCATTGTGCCAGCAGCTTTTACGCTGAAAGACTCAAATCTTTGTCCTGCTTTTTCTTTTAGGTTAGATAATTTGTCAGCAGCTTTAAGTGCCATCAAACCATCATAAACTTGCTCACCGAATGTTTTGTGTGAGCTTTTCTTTTCAGCTCCTTCGGTAATAGCTTTTAATTTCAATCCGATTTCTTCGATAGAATCGATCGCTTTTTGCAAATCTGCTTTTGATGCAGCTTCGCCTACTTGTTTTTTCAAGTCTTCAAGTCCTTTAAAACTTGGATTTTCAGCAATTAGATTGTTGAATTTTTCTACAACGCCAGCTTTAACTTTGTCAAGCAATGCGTTTTCTTTTTCTTGTTCAGTCATGTTTAAATGAATAAATTAATAATTAATGAATAGTTTTTATACCTTCATTCTTTATCTTTTTACTCTTTAAACTCGGCTCAAAACAAGTGAGTTGTTAGGTAAGTAATTAGGAATTTACTGTATTTCAGAATACAAATATAATCTTTTTACAAATAACCAAATAATATTTTGTGAACAATTTTATTAACAGAATATTATTTTAATTGAATCTTTGCTGATTTTCTTGTAACGTCATGCCGTCATTATCTTTTCCGCATCTAGGGCAATAATAAGGTTTTCATACGAATATATAAGGTCTTGAATTGCCTTAATATCGACAGAATCCTTATGCCAGCCACTTAATTGACATAATATATTGATAGCACTAATTGCCTTTTGCTCCTGCTCAAGTGTTAAATGTCCTACCTTTTGACGTTCTGCAATATTAGCAGTATCGTTGAATTTAATGTATGGCATCGTTATAGTTTAAAGTTCTTGATCATTTCATAAGTAATGAAGCCTTTTTCTTCAATCTCTCTATCTTCTTCTTTTGGCTTTTCCTGTTTCTCAATCTGTTTTGTAGGAATAAGGTCGCATAATTCGGCTACCATTTGCTTCAACTGTAAAGACTGTAATTCAATTGACTGCATGGCCTCATCCGATTGTGTGCCTGTTCTTAATGTTTTCTCAAACGTACTAATACGGTTCATCAAAGACAATTTGAATACTTCCGGATTGTTGTTTTTTGTGCCTAAAAACGGTGTAAGGCTATTCGCCCCAAATGCAACAGTTGAACCCTCATAAAGCATTATCTCTTTGATAGCGTAAACAACGTTATGTTGGTCCATGTCTTTCGGATTAACAACCATTTCTAACATATTATTCCATGCTTTTTCGCTTTCACGCTCAATAATATTCACGTTTACATAGCGGAATCCGATCGAATGGTTATCGTAAATTCCCTCTAAATAGTTTTTAAGCGTATCGTTTCCTAAAGTGGTATCTGCCATTTTAGTTTCAAAGTACAAACCAGTGATGCCATCAATTTCCGTTTCCTTTAATGTAAGGATTTTACCTGGTAACTGTGTAAGATCATGGTTTAATGCGTGTTTAATTTTGGCAACCGCATCACTATCCGGGCCACGTTCTTTGATAGACTTTTTAGCGCAACCCATCAACAATACATCGTTTGTCGAATCGAAAAAGTTATACGCATTATAGAACCCTGTTACAATTCGGGAAGAAGTGCTTACATCCTTAATCGAACCGTTCAATACTCCGTTGCTTTTAACAGCGTAATGCTGCTTATTTTTGTCAATTGTTGCCATGTTATTGTTGTGTTGGTGGTGTTGCTGGTTTTGTAATTGGTTTACTAATCAATGTTTGTGCTATTTCAATAGGATATTCATGCACTACAACAGCCGTATGAATAGCTGAATCATAACTAATCTCTCCTAATTGAACCGATTTATTAAGCTGAATGATTGAATCTGCTTTTATTTTACGTCCTTCGTACTCAAGTTTTTCCGCTTCTGCTTCGTACTTTTCATCTTCTTTTAGAATACCAACGTGTTCAAATGAAGGTTCTAAATACAATCCGTTCGCCTCAAGTCCAAAGTCTTTATCTTTGTTAAAATATTGCAGGAACTTTTCAGCTTCGGGAATAATCGTGTTGGTATAAGTTGCCTTTTCCGCTTGTGCTTGGTTTTCAAATGTTGCTCCTTTTGTGCTTGGGAAAATATCTCTGCTCATTCCGAACGCCTGGCAAATCTCGTTAAAATCGCCTTCGATCTCTTCAAAAAGCATCATATCTCTAACCGGAAACAATAAAGGCGTTACCTTCATTGAAGTAGTTGTGAACACTTTGTGCATCTGCTGGTCGCTCAAACCATACTTTAATCTAAATTCTTTCTCAAGTCGCTCACGTTCTTCTTTGCCTAGCGGTATCATTCCGTCCGCATCTTTACTGTCAGGACTTAAAATGGTAATACCAGCGTTTTCATGGATAAGAATGTTTCTCGTTTTGTATGCTCCAATGATATTACTGATAGGCATCGATAACGATTTCAGCTTGCTTTCGCCTACGATATAATTAGAGCTTGTGCCTTCTGTGATGTGGATAACATCAGTAGTCGAGTAAGGCGTTTCAGTCATTTGATCGTCCGAACCCGAAATTAAAACGTACTCTTTAATAATACCGTTCATTTCATACTGACTAAACAGCTTCCCAGTTGGAACTACTTTCATATCTCCACTAGGCAAATGCCATAAAACTTTAGGGAAGCCATTTGAAGTTCCCTTGAGTTTATATGTGAACGTTTGATTATAAACGTCCTTGAATATCGAATAGAGAATTAACCAGTTGTTTTGTGAGTGTATCGGTGTAGGTGAATTAAGAAGGTCTAATACTTTGTGATTTTTGATCTCTTCTTTTGTTTCGTTGCCTTTGCTGTCGGTTTTCTTTCTGTAAAGTTTGATTTGCATTTTAGAAAACATTTCTGCTTTCCGGTCAATAACAGCTCGCAATGGTGGGCATGATAAATAAACAGCCAATAGATTGCTCATATCGACCATAATAGGCGTTTTCTTATCTCTTGTTCCATTAAAGTTTAAAGGATAAAACGGTGAGCCATTAAATAGCTGCATCGGTTGATTTAAGAAACTGCCAAAAATATTCATTTACGCAACGATTTGTTTGTGTATTGTTTAATGCTCAATTCGTACTCACAAGCTAATGTATAAGCAATTTTAAACGGTGTAATTAGCATCGCAATAGCAACACATAAACACAAGAATACAAAAGCTAAATACTTCTTAACCATAATGCAAATATAAATATTTTCGATTTACTTTTATTTTTTTTCAAACATTTCTATAAAAGCAGCCCATCCACGTTTTAAGAATTTCGGCATACATTCATCACAAATCCATGCGGAACAAAGATAGCAGTAAGTACATAGCTTCGGTTCTGTTTTGTTTTCTGTCAGCTCACAAACACGGCACGTTTTTAACTCCTTTTTCTTTGAAGCCTTGCCGATATTTGGTAGTCCGAAGCACGATAAACAGCCCATTATTTCAATTCATTCAACTGACTTTTTAAATCTGTTGCAATATCGTTTAACCCAGCATGAACATTTTTAGCCGTTTTTTGCCTTGCTTTTAGCATTAATATTAGCTTCATTCGGGTAGTGTACGGCATCTTATCAATAGCGTTTACAGCATTTTGTTTGCGCTGATTAATTGCGTTTAATCGGTTCTGCTTTTCAACGATACGAATTATAACGTATTTAACCGGGATAAAAAGAACGGCAATAATTCCAATCAGGATTAACGGGTAGGTGTAATATTGTTCCATAGTTTTAGTTATTTGCTTCTGTTGGTTTAAATAAATTCGGCACGATTACCTGTATGAACTTTGATAGACCAGCTAATGAATCAGGAGCATCATCATGTTTGCTACTTCCGTCCTTCATATAAGCCAAAACCTGATCCATGAACTTTGCATACTGACTATTCGGCTCATAATCGTTACGAAAATAGAAATAATTTTTGATAAAACCATACTGCATTATAATTCTTGTGTTTTTATTTGTCGTGTTTTTGACAGATAAAATCTTACTAGGGTCGAAGTGTTGCATCATTAACCGCTTAAAACCGCCACCTTGATTGTTTGCTTCTATCCTAACGTAGTTGAAATTCTTGTTCATATTCAGCAAAGAAACGCATTGAGGCAATGTGCTGTCGATATTCTCGGACGTAAACACCACATCGGTAATATACACCTTGTTTTTGAACACATACGCTAAAGGGAAAGCTAAACTATCCGTTCCATCGTCCATAACGTCAATATAGCCCAATATCGCTTCTGCTTCTTCTTTTCGCAAGTCTTTAATGTCGAATCGGTTTAGATCGGTAGGCTTAAATAAAACTCCTGTTTTGCTTCCAGGTTCTTGCAAATAGTTTGCATTGAAAATAATAGGCAAAGTTTGCTCCTTTAAATCAAAGAATCGTTTTCTGTTGAATATCGGAGGGCATAACATTGTATCGGTCTTTTCATCATAGGCTACCATTTTAAGCAAATACCAGTCGTTTTTTGTCTTTGGATTGCCTAATATACGTCCTACAATATCTTTATCGCTCCAACGTGTCATACAAACAATCTCCAACGGCTCACCACCTTCTGCACTAACACGGGATAAGAACGTAGAGGTGTACCATAACCAAATTCGCTCAAGGTTGTTTTCATTTAGGGCATCTTCTGCTGACTTGATCGGGTCGTCCACAATTAGAACAGTACCACCTTTTGACGTAACCGAACCGCCAATACCAACACCCAAATAGCTGAAATGGTTGCCTTCCAAAGCCCACTTTTCAAATCCTGCATTGCCTTTCTTAATTCGTGTCTTTGGGAATATATCGGAATAAACAATATCTTCCGGAGTTGCTTTCTTTGTGTCTATTCCATCACGGGTATATCGACTAAAGTCGCCAGCCGTTGAATCGTTATACGAACCAGTTATTACCTTTTCGTTTGGGTTTTTACCGAACATCCATGTAACGAAATTGATTAACGTCCTACTTTTACCATGTTGGGGTGGTAAGTTTAGAACCAGCTTTTTACAGGTTGTGTGTTCTTGTGTAGGTTTAATATCTACAATCTGCCATTCTTCTTCGGCCGAATACTTAACAATCCGGCCATCGTACAAAGCCTGTAAATTATCGCATATCTTTTTTAAGTGAGGTCGATCGTCTTTGTAAAAGTCGGGAGATAGTAATTTGCAAAACTCCCAAAAGTTACGCCTTGCTATTTCCTTCTTCGCTTCCGTTTGGATTAGCTTTTGCAAGTTCAAGGAGTTGTTCATAGCTTAATTTTGAAAGGTCAGGTAGGTTATTTATTGGCTGGTCTTTGGTTGTTATATCCAGTTTGTCGCCATAAACTTTCGGCTTCAATTTAGAGGCAATCCATTTTCGAGTTTCTACTCTTAATTTACTTCGGTTTGTCCACTCTTTATTCTCTCTTACGCCAAATTCGGTTTCCTCAGTATCATTGCTTGAATCGTCAGCAATTCGTATCATTTCATCGGCCATAAATTCGGCTTGTAATTCGCGCGCGTGTGCGTACTTATCAACAAAATACTTCTTATCAGGTTCACTAAGCCATTTAAAAACAGTTCCAAAACTCGGAAAGCCCTCATTTTCAGATATAATCGAATGAAGTCCTTTTGATGAAGTTGAAATTTTCTCGCATATTCTATCGACTAATTCTTCCGAATAAAGTGAAGGTCTGCCATTTTTCTTTTGCTCTTCCATAATACAAAGTTAGTAATTATTTTTTAATCACAAAAGAAAGGTAAAGAATAAAAGTAACAACAAATTTATTCCGACAAATACCAATCAATAACTTTTTTAGCTTCTGCAAATCCAATACAAAAACGAGCGCAATATCCTTTTTGAGCAAGGTTGCTAATCATTTTAGATTGCTCTTTTAGGTGTTCGGTCTTTAATGTTCCGTCCTTTTTTGTTATAACCTCTCCAGTCCGTTTCAACTCAATAAACAATCCATGATAACCACGTTTCGGCTCATAAATTACAATATCCGGGAAGCCATTTGAACTTCGTAAGGACTTTACAGCAATAGCCTGACCTTGATTTAACTTAATTCCGCTTAGATCGGTGTTAAAAATAACGTTTGGATATTGTTTCTTTATGTATTGGCATATTTGCCTGTGTTCTAGTTTTTCGCTCATTCTTCTGTAGTATTAGTACTGTTTACTTTATGGTTCGGTGATTACATATATTTTAATTCAATATTAAACGAAGACTTGAAAGCATCCGAAAAGTCGAAATTTGGTTGAGTTGAATAAAATGTGATTAATCTTATACCATCATATCCATCGTTCCAATAGAATGTTTCTTCATCATTGTTTAATTCTCGAACTATTCTTGGAAATCTCTTTTTGCATTCAGCTATCAAGTCAATATCTTCATCTGTTAATTGACTAATTCGCTCTTTTATTAGGCGCTCTTTTTCTTTGGCTATTTTAGTAGCCATTTCATTGACTGATGCTTGCATTATTTCGCAAATGTTTTCAATTTCTTCCATCTTATTCGGTAGTATTAGTACTGTTTACTTTATGGTTCGGTGATAGTTGCTGATATATTGGTGTTAGCAGTAAGTTTCAACACTACAATTACCTAACTTCATCGCACGTATTTTAGCAATTAACCAGCATCTGTATTTAGTTGCATATCCTTTTGAACTTGAAAAGTTTGGATATTTGTGACCTTTATACGTGCGAGAATACCATTGTTCCTCGTTCAAATCTTTGATAACAAACCTACTGCTAACAAAGTATAAGCGCAATGCTTTCAGTTTTTCAATTAAAGTTTTCATATATTTTTAAATTTTAGTGTTTAAAATTAATGTTAGTGTAAGCACTACGCTTATACACAACCGTTATGCCCCATGCCGTGAGACCGCTCCGATTGCAGAGAAAATCTCATAAGCGACTTGCGGCACAATGGCGTTTCCTAATCCTTTAAGTCTGTCCAGCCTATCGGGTATCCCATAAGCCACTCTACCCAATTCGGGTTCAGTTGCCCATTGTCCATTGAAACCATTTGAGAAAGCATTATCTGCTTCCCTTTCTCCATTCTCCGTTGAACTGAACCCGATGCTGCACTTCCTCTGTCCCGATTGTCCTGTGCTTGCGGTGTTGGAAAAAACAGAACTTGATTTGCGAGTCCTGCGTTGCTGCTGCCCCCTGCTTTGTTCCTCAATCTTATCGTTCCTGTTTCCGTTACATAAAGATTTTCCGTTTTCTTTTTGCTCATCTTGCCGTCCGATGCTGTTGGCGTAAGCCACAATCCAGACCCTATCTCGTCTGTGCCAGGCGTTTTTACCGCAAGCTGGAATAATAAACGTTTCTGTGGTGTAGTCCTGTGCTTCCAAGTCAGATAACACCGTGTCGAGTGCCAAGCCGATGATGCCAGTAACATTTTCGCCAACAACATAGGTCGGTTTAATCGTTGCAATAACTCTAAGCATTTCTTCCCAGAGGTAACGGTCATCGTCTTTGCCTTTTCGCTGCCCGGCAACGCTGAACGGTTGGCAGGGAAATCCTCCTGAAATAACGTCAATTCGGTTTGTGTATTCATATCCTGTAAAGTCTTTAATGTCTGCAAATCGTTCTGTTTTTGGAAAGTTTTTATCCAACACCTTTCTGCACCAATCGTCTTTCTCTACCTGAAAAATATTATTCCATCCCATCCATTGTGCCGCAAGGTCAAAACCGCCAATACCGCTGAACAAGCTCCCGTGAGAAAGGCACGAGGGCATAACATGCGTTTGGCGCAATGGCGGGTGAAGTGGATCTATGTTACTGTTGTGGTTCATTGTAATTCTGTTTTTCAAATGAGCTTTGGTGCTGATAAGCCGCCACTGTCGCCAAGCGCAGGCACGTTAGTGCCAATATTAAAAACCGAATAACCTTTCGAAAAATGATTTTGGTTGTGTCTTATCTAAAATATCAGCAATAGCTTCTGTATATACTTGTTCGGAACTCATTGATAATGCCGTGTACCAATCCTTACCTAAAAAGTGTTCGATTAATATATTCAATCCTTTATCTGCTGGAAATGGTTGTGGACATAATCCATAAGATTGTCCATTATTGTGTTCGTCTACTATTTTTAAAAATTCCTCTGTTTTCATATTTATGTTTTTAATGTTTAACAAAATACTGGCACTAACAAAGTGTAGCACCAATAAGGGTTTTACCGCAAATTTGAATCGTTGTAGCCCGCTTGTAGATCGTTGTAGCTTGATAGGTTCGCACTCCGCAATCCCTTACTTGTGCTACACTCGACCGTTATGTGCCATTTTAAAAGAGCGACACTGCTCCGATTTCATAGTTTGTGATTAAGATTTCACTCCTCCTGTTTTTAAGATTTTTCCGTTCGCCTATTTGATAAACATTTAATCCTTTTGCCATTTCTAATATTTTAGGATTATCAAATTCACTTATTGCCATTTTTAAATCTGTATTTTTGCAAATATTAATAAGGTCGTTTGCATCATCATCAGTCCATTTAGGTAAATCGTAATTACTTGTAGTTCCTAAATATGGTGGGTCTGCATAAATAAAAGTATATAATCTTTGATTTGGTCTGTTGCTCCTAAATGCAAGTTGTGGTATTACTTGTCTAAAATCGCAATTCATAAACCGCACATTTTGTATTTTCACAAATGTTTCATCTATTTTTTCAAGCAATACTTTTTTAGTGTGTGATTGAGAAAATGAAAGAGTATCGCTTTTGCCAAGTAATGAAAAATTTGACAAAACTAAAAACCTAACAGCTCTCCATATTGGGTCTTGTTCTTTGTTTTTATACCAATCTTTAAATAATGTTTGGTGTATTGGTGTTTTTATCAAAGTATCAACTAATGTTTCTTTATTTTCCCTAAGCACTTTAAATAAGTTGTAAACATCATTATCTAAATCATTACATACATTATGAAGTGCAATAGGTTTATTAAAAAACATTCCGCCAGCACCAAAAAACATTTCTACATAATTTCTATGCTCAGGAAAATACGTTTGTATCTCCGAAGCAATTTGTGTTTTATTTCCAATTCTTGATAATATCATACTTCTAAATTAATTGTGAATAAAAAACGGCACATAACAAGGGTTTTGCGTAATAGCCCTATCAAGTGTCGTGGTTAATTTTAAGTTTCTACTAAGGGCTACTACGCAAAGCCCCGATACGTTATGGGAAATTTTAAAAACCTTTTCCCACCGCACCCTACTAATCGGCATCGTGCAAATAGTATATGGTTGGCTCATCTTGTTCTTCGTAAATTTTGATAGCAAACATTTCTCTGTTTCCACTTCCACTATCAATGTATGGTTTAATCCAATCAAGGAATTGGTCTATTTCGCCATCGTAGTTTTTAATGTTTGCTCTGCTACTTAAAGTCCAAGCCTTAGCAATATCATCGTAATAAAACTTGCTTACAGATGAATGAACTCCAAAATAGAAACTTCCACCTCTCAAAACATTTCTGCCAGTAGATGTTTCAAACGCAAGTTTTTCAGGCTTTTCTTCTAAGTCGCCAACCATATACTTTAAGGTATCAATTACTTCTTTTGGGGTATTCTCTTTTAATCTTGCTCCAAAAATTAACTCTGTGTACATTCCCATTTTAATATCGTTTTTAAATGCCCACCCTAAAAGGTTTTTAAAACTATCCCATAACACGGGTTTGGCAAAATGCCGCAGGACAGTTAGTGCTAAAATTTAAGTTTCGAGTAGCGGCACTTCGCCAAGCCCGAATTCCCTTTTCTCAATCATATAGAAATTCCCGTCCGGAGACAGCATTGCATTCAATTCCTCGTCAGTACGCATAGGAATTGGCTTAACTCTGGGAAGGCCCTTAGTCAGCACGTCCCAAACATTTTCTGACTGCCCTGCTTCGTCACGCAGAAATCGGTGAAGTCTATCGCCATCAAAATCAGACCATGGCTTCTTTGGCTTAGCCACGTACTTGATCTCGCTGCCTAGTTCTGTTTCGTCTGATTTCCCGCCGATGGCGGAGTTGAACCGTTCTTGTGCCGCTTTAAGCCTTGCCTCGCCTTCTGGGTTTTCGGGAAGATTCATCTCATAGACCAACTTGGCTACCATCTTAATCGCAGCCCTATCCCTGACGGCGATTATTTCTTTGAAGGCATTGATGATTGGCGCCATCCCAAGTTGGGCATAGTCTGAATCATCCCATTCACTGAGGTTGGCAATTTGCTCGGCAGCCCTATCGCACATCTCAATAATGATTTTGTCTTGGGCGCGGGGAATCACAACTTCTTTCCCCTCCAAGTCATACACCTCAAAACTTTCTTGAGCTTTCTCGATTGTGGGGAAGATACTGTCAATGTGCTTTGTTTCGCAAAATCCCCCATTCATTTGGGA